TAAGTAGGTATGTGCCAGTGGCTGACATAGCTGTCAAAGCACCAGTGGCTACCTTGGTGTTAGCATGGGCAGATACGGTGTAGTTAGATCCGTTGACTAGCAAGATAAACCCAGACTGACCAGAAGTAATGTTAGTAAAGGTCAGGGTTATAGAGCCTGTGGGAGTACACTTGAAGTTGTTAGTTACGTTCATGTCAAACGAACCATCATTGTCAGTAGTGACAGTACCACGCTGTGACGTTGTAAAGGTCTGTGCAGCGTCTGCAGCAGCTAGCGTGAAACTAGCATCAGGCACTGTAACAGTACGGTTAGCCGATGGAGAGGCTGAGATCGTAGATACGAAATTAGTTGATCCACCATCAATTGCAATTGCCATATTTTATACCTCTATCCAATTTTGTTGATCTTCATTCCAATTATACATTTTACCGTCTGCTGGGTAGGCTACAGGAGCATCCCATAAGCAAGTATCCTCATTTAAAACCCACGATGCAAAAGGCTTCGGAGGTATGAACGCATCTCGTACAGGGTCATAGGTGTAGCCGATACCAGCATAGTTCTTACGAAACGGGGTTCCACCACCAGAATGAACACCGCCGCTGGTATTGTAAGAAGTTCGTTTGCAAGACTGACCACGGAAAGACCCATACTTGGTCTCCCAATTCAAACTTCCTTCATCATTACCTACGATGACTTCCGTAACTACATTGTTTTCATCAAGAAAAGCATAATGCGCCATCGTTAACTCCAAGAGACGTTGCCTGTACCGGCTGTAAATGTTGCGACAGTAAATCCACCAGCAGTTGAAGTTGAATACGTTAATCCACCTCCGGGGTTAGAGATAGTCCGTGAATCGGGGTATTTGAGAATAACCACTCCTGATCCACCAGTGCCGCCTGCCCTATCTTGACCTCCACCACCGCCGCCACCGCCTGTATTTGCCGTGCCGTTACCTCCAGCCACTGTACCTGGGCCTCCAGCACCTCCACCGCCAGTAGTTGCGCCAGATGCTTCGCCGCCTCTCCATGATCCACCAGAACCGCCTGAAGCCCTTGTAACAGAGGAGCCAGTAATACTCGATGCCACACCAGCGCCACCAGCGCCAGAAAGCCCAGATACTCCGTTTCCTCCAATCCCACCAGCACCGCCACCAGCACCGCCAGTCCAGAAAAGACTTGAGTCGTAGCCAGAACCACCAGCATAACCTTGATTAGCAGTACCTGCGCCGCCGCCTGAGTTTTTGCCCCCAGAACCTCCTCCACTACCGCCTGTTGTTGGTCCGTTTGCTGCGTTGTACCCACCACGACCACCACCAGTAGAAGTAATCGTGTTAAAAACTGAATTAGAGCCGCTTGATCCTGTTGTGTTTATTCCACCAGCGGCTGCTCCTGCTCCAACAGTAAGTGTGTATGAAGTTCCACTAGCTAAAGTTAATGCACTTTCAGCGGAAGCCCCACCGCCTGATGTCCCTGCACTTGTTCGATAACCTCCTGCGCCACCACCTCCACCAGAACCATCAGCGCCGCCGCCACCACTGCCTCCACCTGCTATTACTAGATAGTCAACTGAAAATGTCTGTAAAGGCCAAAGTGATCCTTTAAGCGCCTCTAATACTTCATTAAGAGAAAAACGTCCTTTGGCAGAGGATGTAGATGTTGTGTTACGAACACCAACAATACCACCATTGTGCCTACGACTCATTAAGAAAGTTCCTCAAAAGATACAACAATTTCAAGGTCCCCTGAAGCAGAGGCTAAAGCTGTAATCTTATCGCCTTCTTCTAAGTAAATTGGTTTACTAAGAATATCTAAAGTAGCATCTGCTGGTACTGTAACCGTGTGTGCTAATTCATACGAAGTCGTGTTATCAGCGTTGTAAAATGCTACAGTAGCGTCAGCATTATTAGTTCCATCTACGTTAGATACATAGATTGCGTTAACTTTAAAGACTTTATTACTGCCAGATGAGTTGGTTACAATGTCAGCCGAAGAAGTGGTCAAAGCTGCTCCAACAGTTCTACCAGTAATAGTTGCTACGTTTACGATATTAGGTGCTGCCATATTAACCTCCGAATACAATAGCCATAGCTATTGCTTTACCTGTTGTTATGTTACCGCCTAAAGGACTGACTAACCAGTTAGCGCCAGAGTCAGTTGTAATTGATGTACCAGATGTTATTGTTACTGGGCCAATACTCATACCATTAAAACCAGTAGGAATTGTATAGCTGGAATCAATAGTTTGTGAGTGTACAAATATACCATTCTGTGCTACTAAAGCCTCTGACTTAAACTCACCTGTAGAAGGCTTATAAAGTAACTTAGCATTACCAGTGTAGATCGTTGATGCAGTACCTGTAGTGGCTCCTAAGAATGTAGGATACAGATCAGAAGCTGTGCTTGTATCATTAGAAATATTTACTGATGTGCCTGTTGAAAGCGTAACCCAAGAAGTATCGTAGTTAGTAGAACTGTTTTTCTGTAATACTTGATTGATTGTACCACCAGTAGGAACACCTGGGCCAGTAGGACCAGTAGCCCCAGTCGGTCCAGTGGGTCCTGTAGGACCAGTTGGGCCGGTAGGTCCGGGTGAACCAGTGGGGCCTGTTGTGCCTGCAGAGCCTGTCGGCCCAGTAGGGCCTGTAGGGCCAGTCGGACCAGTCGGTATAGTAAAGTCAAAGACTGCCGCTGAAGATGATCCACTGTTGGTTACAGAGGCGCTACCGCCAGCAGGGCCTGTAGTGGTAGTACCAACAGCAATCGTAGCTGCTGATCCAGACGGGCCTGTCGGACCAGTAGGACCCGTTGGTCCAGTTGGGCCTGTAGGGCCGGGAGATCCTGTAGAGCCAGTAGGTCCAGGCGGTCCTGATGGGCCAGTTGAACCTGTGGGTCCAGTCGGGCCTGTAGGACCAGCAGAACCTTGTGGGCCAGTAGGTCCCATAGGGCCTGTAGTTCCATCAGGAATACCAAAGGCCATCGATACACTGGTGGAGTTATACGATACAGTCGGCGTTGAGCCAGCAGGCAACGAAGAGACTGTTACGTCTAAATCGCTAGTAAAGTCAATTGTACTCTGAGCAGATACAGCAGCCGCAGCAGCACTAGAAGCAGCTTGGTTAGCGTAAGTAAGTGCTAACTGTGCTGTGTTTGCTTGATCGGCTGTTGCATCGCCGGGACCACCGGGACCACGATATATCGCCATATTAGACGTACCAAGTTGGAATATAACCGCCTGCGTCTGTTGACCAAGGCTTGGTTAATGTTGCATCTTCATAGACATTGATATAGTCAATGCCTGCGACTTTACCTGTTGTACTAGCAAGAACATCTAAAAACATAGCACCAGCATTGTCATAAGTATTGTATTGTGCTGGAGCAGAGCCTAACTTCTTTGTGGGGATGTAGTCAACCCATGCGGTTAGTCCAGAAATACTGCCAAGTTTATTAACCACAACTTTAGTGGTTCCATTGGCGGTTGCATAGGTAGTAGGGTAGCAGCGAGGTATCATTTTAGTCCTCTATGTTGTTTTCTTTAACACCCTCAGCGAAGATGCTAAAGAAAAGCCTCCTAAGAGGCAAAACCGTAAGGTTTAGAATGCTGGGCGAACTACAATAAAATCTACAATAGCTGGAGCAAGGTTTACTGCGCCAGTAGTGTTATTTAGAACAGTCAGGGTAACCGTATTAGCAGCAGTTACTGCGCCAGCGATAACGGTGTCTACAGTGTCAACAGCGATAGAGACACCCATAACGATGTCGCCAAGAGCAACGCCAGGAACTGTTACATCAACAGATGCAAATGTACCAGAGCCGGTAGCAGCGTTGCCAAAGTCAACAGATTCAGAAACTGCCCACATCTCAGAGAACAAGCCCTGAAACTGGGAACGACCTTGAGAAACAGCCATAATAATCTCCTTAAGTGGTTAGAAGAGGGCCAGCCTTGTGAGCCAGCCCCCGATTGTCATTCCTGATTAGGCAGGAACAGCAAGAGCCACAGCAGAGGTATCACGCAACTCACCAACACCGTAGAGCGTGTCAGCAGTCAACAGCGTACCGAGGTACTCTTGTTTGTACTGGGTCTGAACACGAACGCCAAGCTGGTCAACCAGAACAAATGCCTCTGGGTGTGCCAACAGAGCAACACGGGTAGTCGTTGTTGTTGCTGTATCAGCGTTGGTCGTTACAAAGACCTTAACGCCGTATACATCACCAATCTGACCGTTACGGATGGTACCGCCATCACCAACAAAAGCCTGCTCAGTGAAACGAGCAAGACCCATCATGGTGTTGCGGGTCGAAGGAGGAACGATCAAGAAACGTCCGTCCATCGGGACATCCTGGTCATCCAAACGCTGGATTGCACGGCGAAGGCCAGCATCCGTCAGAGCAGTACCTACGTTGGTGCCGTCAACATACAGCGTTGAGCCATCACCAGCAAGATATGCACGGTTGTAAGCTGCTGTTCCAGAACCACCCTGAGCACCACGACCAAGTTCGATCAGCGATGTGTCGATACGGGTTGCAAGGGCGTAGCCAGCGTCATCCGTGTAGAAACGGCGCAGCGAGGACAGAGCCTGAACTTCAGCAAAGTCTTCGATCAAACGGCTGTACTCATAGTGCTGGTTAATCGTGACAGTCTTCTCAGTTCCACTCTCAGCAATCAGAGTAACCTGCGAAGAAGCAGTCTTAACAGCAGCAGAGCCACGGGCGGGTGACGGGAAGTGCATAACATCGCCCTTCTTACCCTTCATGGACATCTTCTTGAACAGATTAGCTGCTACGAGGTTCTTCTTGTAAGCAGCGATGATTTCGTCAGACCATACCTCAGGAATAAAACCTGCGGTGTTTACTGTCGATTGTACTACGTTATTGGTACCTAAAGGCATGATAAATTTCCTTTGTTAAAAGTGTTAAGTTATCGGACTCTGCCCTCTCGGTAAGCAGCCATGATTTCATTTTGCATCATGTCATACTTGTCAGGGTCCGTTTGCATGAGTTTAATAATGTCTGCACGACGGTAAATCTTCTTAGAGGGTGCTTCATCACTGCCCGAAGACACTGTGGTAGTGGCTGCTTTTACGGCTTGGCTACGGACCTCTTTCTCTGCTGATACTGTCTGCTGTGCTGCCTGTTTGCGTTCTTTCCAAATAGACAACAACTCATCACCAGCATCATAATCAAAAGAACGGTCTGCACGAACAAACAACTCTGCCCTCACTTTGGAGGCTGCAACCCAATTCTGGAATGCAGGATCGGCAACAACTTCTTGAAAGTCAGGATGCCGTGCTTTTAGTTCGTTAAACGCCTTTGCCGCTGCCATCTCAGATGAGAGTTTTTCAGCCTCTCTAATCTTTGGATGGTTTTCAATCGCCTTCTCTACCGCACGTTTAGGATCAGCGAAGAAATCAACTTCTTCGTCAGGTTCCGCTTGCAGTTGCTGTTTTGCTGTAGTTTGGGTCTTGATGAAGTCATCCACAACACGCCGTAACTCACCAACTTCACTGCCTTGTCTGCCAATTAACTTCTCGGCTTCCATGTGCATCTGAGCAATTTCTTTGGCGCTTTTGCCCCGATACTTTTCGGGAACGTCCTCTTCAACTTGCTCTTGAACAACCGGCTCTTCTGCTTTCGCTTCTGGTTCGGCTGCGCTAATGTCAGTCATTACTTCGTTAGGATCTACTTCTTCAACGCCTTCTTCAATAAAACTAGCCATCTATTGTCTCCCGTGCCTCAACAGCATTAAGAAAGAACACTTATTACGTTTGAGGGGGTTCTCTTATCCCTCCGAAATACCAACTTTACGTTCATACTTCATGTGCGACTCTCGCCGCTTCTCCCAGGCTCTACTTGCAGAAGGAAAATCACCTGTGATGCCTTCTAAAGAGATTCTAGGAGCTGAGATAAGCCTTGTAGCGTCATTTGTACAGTGTGGGCACTGTATGACTGTTACTGACTCATCTACATACTTTTCGCTTATGTGCGCTTTGGCACAGCGGAATTCAAATATTCTTCTCGCCATTTTGCAGTTCCTCGTAGGTTTGTTGTGACAAGTCTTTTAGACCAATGATGTAGTCTAAAATATCGACCTGTCCTTTTCTAAACTCTAGGGTCACTGCATCGCAGTTGCGGATGTTCTCGTACTGGGTACGCATCTCTAATAGGTCTTCTAGGAGTTGCGACCACGCTGTGGTGGTCATCATAGAAAGCCTGTCTTCGTAATACTGCTGTAATTCTGGTAACATTGTTGTAATTCTACCACACTTTTCTTATTTTGTCAAGCACTTTTTACCGCTTTTGTCAAGTTTTTTATTTTTGACGGGCGGCAACGACCTGAAGGTTAGCAATTTCCTTCTTAGTGTCGATATCCTTCTCTTTTAGTGCCAGATTTGCTACTTTTATGCGTCTTTCAAACTCTCCAGTGGGATCATTAGAGTCTGAGAGGTACTTAGAAGCACTAGCAGCCAGTGAAGCCTGCAATTCTGCTGGTTTCAACTGCGTATCTACGGCCTCTGCCTGTGCTTTAGTCTGGTTTAGGAGCACTTCAGACTCAAGTTTGGCGTTTTGTAGCTGTGCATTCTGCATTTGTAGCTGCTGAACCATCTGTTGAGCCTGCTGTGCCTCAGGATTGGGCTGCATCATCTGGTCCATCTGTCCAATAATCTGCTCACGGTTGTTCAAACCGCTGTTTTCGATAATGGCTCTGAGCACAATTGGCACAACAGGGCTATCTGGACCCAAGGTTTTGAGTAGATTCATAAACTGCATCTGCTCATATTCACGGGCGATGATGCCTAGATTGCTAGAAGCGATGAAATTGAAGTCCTGTGCAGGGTAGTTCTCTGGATCAAACTGCATAAACCGATAAGCAGACTTCTTTACAAACGGGATCAGGAACTGTTCTTGGAAGTTAACTAGGGTTCTCTTATTCTTCTTGATGATGGCTGAGAGGCCAGCACTGAGGCCAGCACCGTCTGCTGTTGTCGGCGAAGGCATAGTCGAACTATCTACCGTGCCAGTAGCCATCAGCATCATCCGCATAAACTCACCAGCGATTTGCAGGTTGCCAGGATCGGTGTTGCCGAACTTAAATGGCTGGAGGATCTCAGCAGGGTTTCCGTTGGTCAGGATGGTCTTGCCTGGTCTTACCTCAAACTTGGCACCACGGGGTAGCCTTGTAGCATCGATGCCCATCATCGGTACTGTGGTGAGTGCTAGGCTGTCTAAGTGGGCACGGATCTGAGCATCAATAGCCTTTTGCATATTGTAGCCCTTCTCAGCGATGCCACGACCCCAGAAGCGGTTAGGCATAGAGTCGTTCTGGAAGGCTACGATGGGACGGTCTTCCATCATGTAGGGCGACAACTCAGCCTTAAGCAGGTGCTGGTCATTGGCGATAACTACAATGCCCTCAACCAACTCTGTGTAGTCTGCTGCTTCGTTGCCAAACTCTTCTTGCTTTTTAGCAAACAGTTCAACAATCTCTTCATCTGAGCCAGACTCGATCAGGTACTTAGGTACCAAGCCATAGTAGCGAAGCAATAGTACCTTGTCTTGCTGATACTCAACATCTTCCTGTACCGGCTCAATGTCGCTGTCTACAGCGGCCTGACCAAGGTTCTCAACCTTATTGTAAACACCAGACTCCATACCAGCCACGACAGAGTGTAGTGACACATACTCTTCTACCGCACAGCCCATAGCCTCTTCGATGCTGGTAGCGGTGGGGTCAATCAAGAAGTTCTTAGGATTGATGGCTTTGAGGCCAACAACAAACTTAGGTACTTCCTCAACACCAATAGCAGAAACACCCATCTCTACGATTGGGCGCATCGCTGGCCTTAGCACAGTCTTCTCTGCGATGGTAATCTCACCGATGCCAGTGCCATAGACAGCGCCTAAGAGGACAATGTCTGAGACTGACTTACGGACCTTCTGGTTCTTAAAGTCCTCATACATCTGGTTCTTGATCTGCTCTACATCGATTCTTTGCTGATCTTTTTGGTCATCAACGATGTCAAAGAACTTCTCACCACGACCAAAGATAGCCTCTTCGATCTCAGCGGTGTGGGACTCGATTGCCTGCTGAAGGGCAGGGGTTACAAGCTGTGAACGCTCAGAGTCTCTTGTCTTGTCTTCTCCAGACCACAGACCACGCCATAGACGCTCATACTCTTTCCAAGAATCTAAATAGTTCTCATCCCGGTGGTTGCGCCACATAAGGCAACGAGATAAGACCCACTCAGTGATCTTAGCTTCTTTACCGTTGTATTCGTTTTCTTGCTCTTCCATGCTCTCTCCTAGTAGCCTGAAACGGCATCCATTGGTGTGTAATCGTCTTCCTCATAGTCTGAGGTGTACTCTGCAATCGCTATCTGGTCAATGTAACTTAGAGCATCAATCAAGTCATCGTGGACCTGGGGGTTAGGAAAGTTCATCAGTTCATCGATGATTTCACTATTCCAGGGACCTTCATTAAAGGTAATCTTTCCGTGCTCTAGTCTGCCCTGTAAAGACCAAGTGATTCTATCTGTCTTTTTCTTGTTTCCGTGTGTGAGGTCTTCAATACGGAAGTAACTGTTATACTTACGCATAAGATCAGACAGATAAGGTAGAACGGCATTCTTTAATGCGCCTCTTTCGATGCCAACACAAACAGGCTCATAGTCACGGACCACATCAAATATCTTCTGTGCGGTCTGCTTAATGTCCCACCTACCGTACTCTATATCTGCAACCCACCAACCCTCAGAGGTTACCTTGACTATCGCTATGGCTGACTGGTCTAGTCTCTTCTTCTTTGCAGTGGTGGCTGCTGCGACATTTTCGAAACCAGCCAAGTCTACAGCTACAAAGTAGCGACCATCCTTAGGTTCTTCATCGTCTATCTTGATCCACTCTTCTTTGAAGATGCCACCAGAGGCAGCCTCAAACGAAGCCATAAACTCAGTCCTGAAAGCAAAAGAGGACATAGACTTCTTTGCAGCTTCAATCTCTTTTGGGTCAAGTAGCGGGTTATCAAAGCTGGTAAAGTGCCAACTCTTGTACTCTTTATCGTCATTCTTGTCACCGTAGGTGTACAACTCATAGAAATGGTTGCGACCCATCGGTGTACCAATAAAGAGGGCCTTGCCCTTTAAATCTGCTAGTGCTGGTCTAAGGATCTGCTCAAACACTGAAGGCTTCATG